CACTGTGAAGCCTTGAGCGGCAGCGTAGCGTGCTGCCCATAAGGACGTTTCGTTCTTGGCTCTAGCGGCCTCATAGGCATCCTTAATGGCGAGCTGTCGGGGCGAACCCTTGCCGATGATGCGACCATCCGGGCGGGACTTGCTGTTATTCAGCAGCCACGAGCTCAAGTCCTTGCGGTTCGTCTTGAACTGCTTGCACAGGTCGTCCACGAGGATGTGCGTGTTCTTCTCCCAGAAGGCATAGGCCGCCTGAAGTGCCTGCTCCTTCCCCTCCGGGGTGAGGCGAGTTTTATTTGTTTTCGTCTTCTTCGTCATCGGGTTTGGATTTTGGTTTGATGCCTTTTGCTTTGGCGGCTTCTTCACGCTGCAAGGCAAGCCACTGGCGCTTTGCCTCCCATAGCACAAGCTCAGAACGCCAAGCGGTGAACAGGGAGTGTGCTCCGACATAGAAGCACGCAAGGAAAAAGACCCCTCCTAACACGGTGGCGATGCGTATCGCCCAATTGAGCCAGTCCATCAGTCGGAGCGCTTGCGGGCGCGGGCAGAGACGGAAACGATTTCCTTTTTCGCTTCCTTGCGGTAAGCATCCCAACGCTTGTTGACGGCAGCTCGGCAGACTTCGGACGGACGACGCTTGGCATCGCCTGTGCCGGCCATACCACCCAGGCGTCCAAGGATGCGTGCGGCATCTTTTACGGCTTGGCGGGCTTCAGCCACGGCTTCATTTTTTTCTTGGTCGCGCAGTTTGGTTTTCATATGGTTCTATGCAAGTGTTTGGGTTCTGTCAACCCACCCACCGGCTATTAGGCCGACGGGCAAGAAGACTCCAAGCAGTCCTGCGGTGCGTTGTCAAGACTTGCGAGTGACCTCTTTCACAGCGTTGACCACGGCTTCACGGAGGAAGACGGAGACGACACCGTGGCGGCGACCACGCAGGGCGTTGAGGAACGGAGCGACCTCATTGTATTCCTGCGAACCAGGAGTGAAGCTTACTGTCATGTTGAGTGACTTGGACTTCGCCTTGCGGATGCTGCGGGCATAGTGGATTGCAACGCTTTCAAGCTTCGTAGGCCGGCCGCGTTTACGTTTGATGTTTTTCATTTTTGGTTGTGGGTAGAAAGGATTAAGAGCTCTTGTCCTGGTCGGTGTAAGCAGCCTCGATGCGCTTGTTCGAGTGAGCACAGGTGAGAGAGTTGTCCTCCCAATTGATGTCGCACCCGATGACCATCCATCCACCGGACTTGTCGTCGGTGTTGATGGCTTCTAGGATAAGGGCTTGGTTCGCTTGTGCGGACTCAAAGGACAGGGCTTCACCGTCAGCGGTGATGAAGTAGCGAGGGTAACCGCCAGGAAAGGCGTAAGCGCCGGCGGTGAGGTCCTTGATGAATTGGTCGTATTTATATCGGGGCATAAGGTGTTAGGGGCGGTAAAAGAAGCCCACGACTATGACTGCAAGGCAGAAGGCGGTCATTCGACGTCGCGCTTCCAGGCGTTGCGGTCAGACTTCTGCTTCTGCTTCTTCGGGATGAAGACCGCAGAGGCTCGGCCACCGGTCTTGCGAACCGAGGCGAGGACTTCCTTGAAGGTAATCTTTTTCATGCGGGTAGTAGAACGCAGTCGCTTGCGTTTGTCAAGCGGAGATTTTGAACTTCTTTTTGGCTTCACTAAAGGAGGCGGCGGTGAGCTTCGAGCCGCGGTATCCTGGCGAACCACCATTCGTGGCAGAGCAGAACAGGGCGCGGGCGATAACCTCGTTGTGGGCAAGCAGAGCCTTGGATTGGGCGTTGGTTTCCCGACCGGACTCGTTGTAGTAGTGGCCAGCAGTGCCGTCCCAATAGATGGGCGAGGAGGGATTGAAAGGATGCCAGATGTTCGTCTGCTGACGGCTGCCGTGGTCTGCCCACAGGATGAGGCGACGGCCCTGCACGCCAGTCTTGTGGATTTCGACAGTCTTCTCGTTGGCGAGAAGGTCGAGAACAACGGTCACAAGGACCGGTCCATTGAAGGACAGCGAGAGCGAGTGGTCGAGGACTTCAACGGAGAGGGACACCGGAGAGCCTTCAGAGACGTGGATGACCTCCTTGGTGGAGTCATCTTCAATCGCCTTAATCCAGGCGACCTGCGCCTTCGTAGGACGGTTCGTGATGCGGTCCGTGGGAGCGGGACGCTTTTTCTGGGAAGCCATAGCCATCATCATTGGGTTCATTTGGACAAGTTGGACAAGCGGTTGAGAATAGTCAAGAAGAATTATTCAGCTCCCTTGAGGTAGAGGGCCGGCATCTCTGCCTTGGCCTTTTCAAACTTCTCGTCGTTGATAGGTCGCACCTCGATGGTCGCAGCGAGCGACTCGGCGTTGCGAGCTACGCGCATAGCCACGCTGTTGCCCGCCTTGAGAACCAAGGTAGCGTTCACCCAATTGACTGCCTCATTAGAGGACCAGCGACCACGACCGTTGCGTCGGGTAGAGGAACGCCAATAGTCCTTCGTAGGAATAAGCGGAGTGCTGAAGCCGGGAGAGCAGGGGCAGGAGCATCCCGCCTTGCGTGCCCATCGGACACCCTTTGCCTTCTCCACATCAGCCATCGTGTAGCCAGGAGGGAGCTTTGCCATACCATTGGCGAGGACCTGCTTCATTACGGAAGCGAGGTGCTTGCGGTATTCAACAAAGCGTTCGTCGCCGTCCCACGACTCGCTGCCGCGGGTCATAAGGTTTTCTAGGACATTGAACTTTTCGTCGGCTTCCTTGCGGATGTCCAGGGCGATGATAAGGTTGCTGTGCCTGTCGGTCAGCGAGGACATTGAGAGGTCAGCGAGCTCGCACTTGGCGTTCGAGGCCGGCGTGATGTCCTTGGACACGGCGAGCTTGAAGTAGCGTCCGCTGTCACCGTCTTGGGTTGGCGTGAGCGTTGGTAGGCCGTTCACGAGGTCGAGTTCTGGTTGGGATGTCATAGAATTAGAGGTAGTAGCCGGGGGTAGAGGAACCCCAACAGTTGTCCGCCTTGATGCGGCTGATTTCTTCGCAGGCAGATGCCATCAGCTTGTAGTTTTCCTGCAAGGCGAGGCGGAGGCCGGCAACCATCGAGACGGCTTCGGGTGATAAGCCACTAGCGTCGAGCGTGATGATAGCACGCTTGAGGCGAGTTTCCGTTTCGATGCGGGCTGCGAGGTCGGCGCGGAGAGCGAGGATTTCTTCTTGAGGAGTCATAGTGAGAGGGTGTCGTTGTGGAAGCGTTTGCGTAGAATGTCAAGCGACAACCTTGGGGGCTGCACGATTGATGGCGAACATCGGGCCGACACGCATCAGAGTCTTCACCTTGGAGGCGAACTCTGCCGTGGTCATCGAGATGTCCTTGGAGTCACCGGTGCGGAGGTTGGTGCCGAGCAGGATGGCGTTACCCATCAGCGGGCTGTCGTAGCCTTCGTAAGTGAAGCCGACGGTGGTGTCGTTAATCAGACCCTCGTCGTCAACGTAGAGCGTGTCGCCCTTGTCATTGACCTGGACGGTCGTGAAGTAGTTGCAGCCGATGAGGCGGCTGATGTCGGAGAAGTCTTTGATGACAACTTCCGTGATGGTGTTCTCCTTGGCGTTGAGCAGGAGGGCGCAGTCGGCGCGGGTGTTCTTAGGCATAGTCGTGTGATGAGAGTCCACACAACTTGGTCAACCGATTGCGTATTGTCGAGATTTATTTTCAGAAATCTTCCAGGCACCCTCCTGGCCGGTCTTACGACTGTGGCTTGAGCGTGTCCATCTCCGCTACGATAGCCGCGAGCATGTAAAGGTGAGCCTGCGTGGTCACGGGAGTGGCCTCCGAGCGTCGTAGGCGTGCCCCAAGCTCGTTCGCATAGATGAAGTCCTGTTCGAGCATAAAGAGGCGTGTAGAGACAGGGGAAGGAGTATCTTGAGGCATAAAGGGAGTAACGTAGCGGGATGCGTTGCTGCCTGTCAATCCCTGCGCCCGGTTATTAGGATAAGACGGCTCGCAAAACTTTCTTATTGACTACCGCTTGGGAAGTCATCAACCTCTATCTCGTTCCAATAACACAACTATGCCCCGCAAACTATATTCCGTCGTCAGCGTCCTCCGGGCTGACACCTCTGACCTCACCAAGCTCTCTGCCCAGCAGATTGTGAAGCGACTGCCTTACACGCTCGATGACGAAGCCGTCTACGGCGTGGGGGGCGCCTACCAGATGTATGCCGATATGTATGGCGAACAGGCGAGCGAGATGCGTGCCAATGAGATGAACCCCGGCACCTTCAAGCAGTGGCTCACCCGCCAGGTCAGCCGAGTCCGCTACCACGCGGCTCGTCGGGCGTAAAGAACCGCTTGACTATTTCGCAACACCTGACCAGTCTGTTCTTATGCAGATGAAACTCTTCAATCCTATCAAGGTAGATGCCCGCAAGGGCACGAAGCTTTACGTCACCACGACCAAAGGCATCTTGGACCTGTATGAGTCTGCGGTCAGCACCATCGTCATCGGCGACGCCCTGTTCATTACAACGCTCCCCCGGTGGGCATGCGTTCGCTTCGGACTGTGGCACCTTGTCCGCAAATAAATCTTCTCTCACCCCCTTGCGCCTACCACATTGGTGGGCATACCAATTCTCTCACATGCGCTACCCTGCCTCCAAATACGACCGTGTCACGCACCTCATCCTCGATGATGTTGAGCAGACGGAACTCACCCTCAAGGAGATTGCTGTGAAGCACCAGGTCTCCCACGCCTTCGTAGCCAATCGCCTCAAGGACTACGGCATCAAACACGGACGCAAGTCCGGTGCGGCGCTCAAGCCTTCCGAAATCCAGCAAATCATCGTCCTGTCCAAACAGGGCGCTCACCCCAAGGACCTAGCAAATAAGTATAGCGTGACAGAGGCGAGCATCTACCGCCACCGCAAGTTGGCCGGCATCCCGGCGAGCGACGAGCGGGTCTATGTCCACATCAAGTGCAAGTTGTCCGCAGCAACGGAGGCGCGAAAGGTGGCATCCTTCTTTGGTATGCAGGCCTCCACGTTTGTGAGCGAGGCAATTGCCCACTACATCAAGCACCTCAAGTCGTGAAGTCCCGCAACACCAGTCCGACCTTCTCTCCAGCGGAGGTGCCTAATACGCCGGTGGCTCTCCTCAACAAGGTCCGCACCGCCGGCGGGCTGCACAACATCGTGTCGGCTCTGAACACCACGCGCGAGGGCGACCCCTTGGTTCGCTTCAGGCAGACCGACCATTGGGAAGTTTCTAGAGGAGTGCCTCGCTACTCTGTCCAGGTCTACGACCTAGCAAAGGATATGGAGACGCACTCATACGACGTCGACACGCTCACGGAAGTCCGCGCGTTTCTGCTCGGCATCATCTCTCTCCGGCGCTTCAGAAAAAATCTAAAACCCAACGCTTGACTTTTCGCAACCGGTAGCCCACATTACTTTTCTCTCACCCATGAACCGCAATAACATTAGCCCTAAGAACGTTGTGCGAGCCGAAGAAGACCTCCAGGTCGCTAAGCTCCGCCACGAGAACAACCGCACGCTCTCCACGCAACTCGCCCTTCACAAGGCCGAGAAGACTTTGGAGCGCCTCTACAAACAGGTCAACCCCCACGCCCTTGCCGCCCACCGTCAGGTGCAGGCGAAGATGGCCGGCCTCGCCGAGTAATCACTATGACCGACGCAAACTCCAAGCCGGTCGCAGGGACTGCCCGCCTAGCACGCCGTCGTGAGGAACGCCTCGCGCGTGAGGCCAAGCCCCGCCGCGAACCGCACAACATCTACTTGCTCCCGAAGCGGGAGAAGCCCACCGCCGAACAGTTGGGCACGCCCTCTCCCGAAATGGGTGACGTCGGCGGCTACGACCTCAACGGCAACCCTCTTTAATCCTATGAGCGAAATCCAACTCAAAGCCCAAGTCATCGACTCTCTCTTCGAGGCAGCCCTTGCCTTGCGCGAGAAAGCTCGTGAGACGAGCCACACCGACCAGAACCACGCTGACGCTATGGAAGCCGGTGCGATGGCTCTCTGCGTCATCTGGTCCACCTGGAAAGAGAAGGCCGAGGACGAGACTCTTGACTTCCAGCGTCGTGCTATCGAGACTGCCTGCGCCCGACTCAACCGCCTTACCCCCAAATCCAACTAACATGAACGCTGAAACCTACCACAAGATGCTGCTGGTTCGCTTCCAACGCCGGCTAGATAAAGCCAAGGGTGAACTTGCCGACGCCAAGGCTAACGGCCTCCACGGGCAAGCCAAGGTCCTTAAAGACGAGGTCTACGACCTTGACCGGGGACTCCAATACATTGAGGCGTGGACTCCTTGGTTCATTCAGGAGTTTGAGAAGCAGGAGGTGCCCAATGCCTAACAAGACCAAGATACACGAGCTGCTCATCAAGTCAGGCCGGCCGGTTGAGATGGACTCCCGCATCTGCTTTGGCATCCACTTCTTCGACACCGAGGAGAAGGCCAAGGCGTATGGCGAGGCCATCAGGCTGCGAGGGGATGCCTATAACGGCGGATACAATCACGGCCGGTCCTGTGGTCGGGATGAGTCTTGGGACTACGTCCGCAAGGACGGCGTGAAGCTTTACGGAGTCACCGTCGCATGAGCCAGGAGCGGTCATACGACCTGGGCAGGGCTGACCGCCTGTGGGCTGCCATCCAACACTTGCGTCAGGACCTGGCTCTGAAGCAAACCAAGACTCCCGATGGCATCGACCGGGCGCACGCTATGATTGATAGGTATGAGGCAGAACTCTTCCTCATCTGCGCCAAGCACGACCTCAATCCAAGAGACTACGGATACAAAGCGGTTGACTAATGCCCAAGGGTAAGAGTATCTAACCACAATGAGCAGCAGACCCTCAACCAAAGCCGTCCACGATGCGTTCATGGCTACTGTGACCGCCGTAGAATACCTAACAGTCGTGAAGAAACACCTTATCGAGATGCACGTCGCTTCCGAGGAAGTGGATAACTCCACCTTCCTTGTGGAGAACCACCACCGGTGGGCTGCTCCCGATGCCGATACGCACGATGTCCTGTTTGCCCGGATGGAGAAAGCTAAGACGGACCTATCATCCCGATACGCAGGCAACGAACTCAATCTCCTTCGCGCTCAAATTGATGAAGCCGAGGTGATGCTACGCCAAGCCAAGGAGCTCCTCTAAAAGACAGAAGCCAGACTGTTACATCTGGCTTCCACGGCTAACAGCCGTTAGCGAGTAAGGGGTCCTCGCATTTTACCACATGACCAAACAACAACAACGACTCACCTTGACCAGTGTCAACCGACTATGAACTTGGGCACACCACCTAGTATCCGATGTCCCTTTAAGTGCGACAAAGGTTGGATTGGCGAACCAGAACTATCCGTCGATGGTAAGACCTGGACGGCAGAGAGCCAATGCGCCGGCTGTGGGGCTTACTCCATTTGGGACTTCAATCCTGACCGCCCGCTTCCCGAACAAAAGCTCTTCGTCAAGGAGTCCTTTGAAGGTTTCTGGGAAGGGCCGCAGTCTTAGGTTCTACGCTGCGTGTAGTTGCGGATGATTAGCGAGGCTGCTATGCCTGTCCCGCCAACGACAACCGCCAAGCCAATGTCCTTCAGGTAGCCAAGCGTGCGCGTGGCTGCGGTTAGTTGACCCTCGAGCTTGGCATCGTCGCTCTTCACGCCGGCATCCGTAATGAGTAGGGCCATCGTCTGACTATCCTGGAAGCCCGCAAGGACGTAGTCACAGGTCCACGCCGTGAACCCTGCGGCAAGCAGAGAGATGCACAGGAGGCCGAGCAACGCCCACATAAGGTTGACCTCTCCAGCGCTCTTGGCGGGCGCGGTAGATGCCTTACTTGCGCTTCTTGGCTTTGCCTTTGGCTTTTTTGCCACCGGTGACCTCCTTTAGTTTGGCCTCCCCCTTCGCTTTGACATAGCGGAGGAAGTAATCTGCCACTTCGGGAGCGGCGTAACCCGCACCGCCTACGCATGAGAGCCATAGTCCGGTGCTTGTAAAGTGGTCCTTGGTAGCCAGGCCGACAATAGCAGCCGTGATGGCAGCCGCGAGGAAGCGGCGCAACACAAAGCCAAAGCTGACCGGCTCCGTCGAAAGTAGGATACGCGCCGTCATCGCAAACCCACCGAGGATTGAAGCGATGATGCTGTCCTTCACATACGGACCAAAGTCCACAGCAGCACGACCGGCGTCGCCTGCGGAGTTCGGGTCAGGTGAAGGAGGAGCGGTCATTCAGCGGGTTTATCGTCCGGCTGGTTCTCGCAAACGAGCGTTGGCTTCTTTCTGAAGACCACACGTGCCACTCCAATCGCCCCAAGTAGGGCAAAAACTCCAACTATGTAAGGGAAGTAAGGCGTCCCCCAGATGAACGGGAAGGAGGAGACGGCGAAACCAGCCGCAAGGAGCTGGAGGCCCATGACCTTCGGGCCGAAGATGAAGCACGCCACCCCAGCAAGGCAAATAAGTCCCCCCAGGTATAGGAACTTGTCCTTCCGCGCTTCTTCAGCTTCCAATACACGCATGGCTTTTTCTTGCGCCAACGCCTGCTCCCTTTCCAGGAGCTTCGCATTGAACTCCGCTTGTTTCTTCGCCTTCTCCGCTTCGTATTTAGCGTCAGCGTCGGACAGCTTTTTCTTGAGCGCCGTCGCTTCTTCCTGCTCCTTCTTATAGGCATCTGCCACCGGCATACCTCCCAAGACCGCCTCCACACGCTTCTTGGTTAACGCCCAGTCGATTGGGTCTGCATGTCCGGTCAAAGTCTTGGCAAGCTGAAGCTCGCTTCGGAGAACCAGGTTCGTCTTCTCGTCCTGCTCTCTTTGGGACAGGATGTAAGAGATGCCCACGGAGGCTGCCACCTTTGACAGGCGGTCCTGCGTAGCCTTGTCCAAGTCCTTCTCTGCGCCTGCAAGACCAGAGGTCGTTGCGGGTTCGGGAAGGGGCGGCAGTTCCTGCTTGGAGTCGAAGAGCGAGCATCCTGTTAGGATTGTCAGGGCTGTGAGCAACCCTGTGAATAGTGTGAACGGTTTGCCCATCTAGTAGTGGACAAATTGTCCACCCTTGGGGTCAGGCAAACAACTTTTCAGACGTATTGTAGCCGGCGTCGATGCAGAGGGTCTTGAGAGCGGCCTTTGTCTCAGCAAACAGGACGGTCATCCCGACAACGTTGTAGATTTGGTTCGCCTTAACAGGAAACACATTGAGGACATTCTTGTTGCCATCAGCAAGTAGGGCTGCGAAGCCGTCCTTCTCGTATCGTCTAGATAGATTTTGGGTCATTAGTAAGTGTATGTAACAAGGGGAATGGTTGCCTCTGCCGCTCCGTCAGAAAGGAAAATGGTTACCACATCTCCAGAGGCAGGCGAGCCGACTAGGGTGCCAGACGAATAGTAGTAGTTGTATGCGGCGTTGTCGGTGGAGTCGTATGTTCCGTTAATGTATAATTTAAAATCCACACCAGAGGCGTTAAGTTTGTTGTAGAACCAGCCCGCGCTCGTGTTCATAAAGCCGTAATACACACTCCAAGTCCCTCCGCTTTCGTAATAAGCAGGGTTTGCCGAGGAGGTCACAGTCAGCATATCCAGGTAGTTCATCGCCCCACTCGCGCCGTTTGTCCCGTTTGCCCCAGCCGCTCCTGTCGAACCGGCGTTCATCGGAGTCCAATTACTTATGTAAGTAGCCGGGTCATACCCAGCGCCACCAAGAGAGGTCGTCAGTTGGTAGATGGTGCTGTTGTATGTGACTTGGTCACCGACCTGATAGGTTATCGCACTATCGTATGCGTTGATGCGGTCATAGACCCAAGTAGCATCCTTGCGCGAGTATGCCTTGCCGTCAGAGGGAGCGTCTGCAATTGCCGCCGTGGACTGCGTAGTCAAATCTGGGAACGTAATTTCCGTGTGGGAAATCTCAATGCCAGTGCTTGTTGTGCCTTCCCAAACATTCAAGGTTGTGCCAGCACCGCTATCAATATAGATAGGCACAATGCTTGGAGTGCCGAGAAACTGATTTGCAGTTAACCAGCCTGCCTGCCAGTTCAGCTCAAATCCGACAGCACATTTAAGCGATATGCCGTTGTAGCCGTATCGTGAAGAGTCAAAAGTGCCCTTGTCAATGCTCTGACCGCCGACTGCATCAAAGACGATACCACCCGTCATCGTGCCGCCCGCTAACGGAAGATATGACCCGCCGACAGTCGCCCAAATTAAATCCGTTCCGTCATAGGTTAGCGATTGCCCGGAGGTTGGAGCTGTAGCGTTGAGCGTTGAGGTTGCCGCGTTGGAGAGCGTGCTAATGGTAAGTCCACCGCCGCCGCTGACCGTTGCCCAGATAAGGTCGGTGCCGTCATAGGTCAAAGACTGCCCAGAGGTGGGAGCCGTTGCGTTAAGCGTAGAAGTCGCCGCATTAGAGAGGTCGCTGATGGTCAGGCCTCCTCCACCGCCGCCGGTAGCAATCGCCCAGGCCCCGTCCAAGCGGACATACTCATCGCCATCAGAAGGAGCATCTGGGATGCCAGCGGTAGTCTGGGTGGTTGAGTCGGGAAAAGTTAAACCGCCGCCGTTAGTGGGTAGGAGAAGCCTTCCGTCTGCGTTGTTGAACGTGTGGTTATAATACGTCCCTGGACTTGTGCTGTTGAAAGTCTGAACAACAAAATTGTAGTCTGTTAGACTAGCAATTACATTAGTATAAATAGAATAACTCGAAGAAAAATAAAGGTTTCCAGTTAATGTCCCGCCTGCCAATGGCAAATAAGTTGAAGACGCTGTTCCCGGAGTAAGATAGGTTGAGGCCGCCGTTGCGGTAGTTAAGTAAGACCCAAGCTCTGTTGTTGTCGCCATCGTTTGCGTTGCTCCGTTAATACGAACAGCAAGCCCCGACGCCGATGTAGTCCAAATGTCTCCGTTTACGGGAGAGGTCGGAGCAGCTCCGTGAGGAATGTTTAAACCAGCGTTAGCAGAAGCGGACGCAATCGTGCTTACCTTACCCGATGCGTTAATAAACGAATAGGTGGTGTCAGCCGCAACATCCTTAAACTGAACCACGTCTCCAGCGCCATCTTGGACAATGACAAGGGCAGGCGATGCCGAATTGGTTGTAATCGTGACATTTCCGGTCAGCGCAGGGGAGGCCAAGGGCGCAAACCCCGAGATGGAAGCCCCTGCTGGGATGGTCACTGTTCCTGTAAATGTAGGACTCGCCGAGTTCAGCGCAACCACCGAACCGCCGTCGGTCTTCGTGAAGGCCGCGCCAGTAGTCGTGTTGATAGCAATCTCCCCAACTACGAGCTGCCCAGCAGTCGGCGTAGTCGTCCCCCTCTTGTGCTTAATCGTGTTAGCCATTGTTTTGGCTATCTGTCATCAGAATGAGCCGCCGTCAATAGTAACCCCGTCGATTGTCCCGCCGGTAATGGAGACGGAAGAGGCAGCTTGGGTAGCCATTGTGCCCAACCCCAGGTTGGTTCGCGCCGTAGAGTTTGATGTCAGGTCCGATAAGTTGCTCGACTTAACAAGCTTCTCCCCCAAGGACGTCGAAATCGTCGTAGCAAACGATGCGTCGTTACCGAGCGCCGTAGCCAACTCATTCAGGGTATCAAGAGCTGCCGACGCACCCCCGATTAGGTTGCTTACCGCCGTCGAGACGAAGGCCGTCGTAGCGACTTGGGTAGTATTAGTTCCCGCAGTTGCCGTGGGAGCGGCAGGCGTTCCAGTAAGGGTCGGAGAAGCGAGAGGAGCATAGCCGGAGATAGACGCCCCAGCAGGGATTGTGACTGTGCCGGTGAACGTCGGCGAGGCGAGCGGTGCATAGGATGTAAGAGAAGCTACTGTTGCAAGCTGAGCAGTCGCCGTATTGATTTGGGCGTAGACACCAGATGTCGTGGTCCAGATGTCGCCGTTCGTCGGAGACGTAGGCGCAGTGCCATGCGGGACATTGAGGCCAGCGGCGGCCGTGGCCGTGGCAACAGTATTGACCTTACCTGTGAAGGTAGCGCCAGCCAAAGCCGCGCGAGTCGTGTCAGAGATGTGAACGTGGTCAGCACGAGCATACTTCAAGGATGTGCCTGTTGCCGCAGTTCCGTTTGCCTCCGGTGTGGACGAGGAAGCCTGGCCAACGACAAATGCGGTGGTCGCAATCTGCGTTGTGTTGGTGTCCGCAGCTGCCGTAGTTGAAATGGGGGCGCCAGTGAACGTAGGACTCGCCAACGGAGCGAACCCGCTGATAGATGCGCCCGAAGGAATAGTCACCGTCCCCGTAAAGGTCGGGGAAGCCAAAGGAGCAAGCGTGGTGTCGGTCGGGTGAATGTGGTCCGCGCGGGCATATAGGTTTGATGTCCCTGCCGCCTGCGTGCCGTTCATCGCAATCGTGCCAGCCGTAGTATTGCCCTGTCCAAGGACAAAGGCAGTTGTGGCTACCTGTGTGGTGTTTGTATTTGCCGAAGCTGTCGGAGCCGCAGGAACACCCGTAAGGGTAGGGGATGCCAACGGAGCATAAGTGCTTGAGGCTGTGCCCGTTGTTAAGTAAGACTGCCCAATGACATAAGCCGTAGTCGCAACTTGTGTGGTATTGGTATCAGCAGCCGCTGTGGGAGCCACTGGAGTTCCCGTGAAGGTCGGGCTGGCAAGGGGAGCGAACCCAGAAATGGAAGCCCCAGACGGAATGGTAACTGTGCCCGTAAAGGTTGGAGACGCAAGAGGTGCATAGGTCGCTGCAGCCGTGGTCAGGTCGAGGAACGCGCCGGTGCCGCCAATAGCGACAATGCTTGTGGCAGAGCCACCCACGCCCCCCGTGCCAACCCCAATGAAGAGCTTGTTGCTTGCTTCGGAGTATGCGAGTTCGGCGTTAGCCAGGGTCGTAGGTGTGCTCGTTGATGTGGAGCGCTTGATGCGGACGGTGTTTGCCATTGGAGGGTATTATATTTTGGGTTAAAAATTACCTCCATCGGTAATGTCTTCGATGGGGGTGTTGCGGAACTTGTCCGCAGAGTAGACGATGGTGTCGCCGTCTTGGGGATTTGACAGCTCGACGTCGGTGAGTTGACCTAGAGTGCCAAAGACTGTGGCTCCCGCCGGGCCTGCTGGACCTGTGGGTCCTGGGATGCCCAAAAGGAAGGAGACATTGGTAACCGAACCCACGTTGACCGTGATGGTGGGCGGCCAAGCGTCCTCCATAAGGACGGTAAGCGAACCAATGCTGTTCAGTTGCGCGGTAATCATGCGGGTGTAGCCGGCTTGACAATGTTAAGCTCGATAGTGTCCGAGTAGAATACAACCCCATCACGGATGAACTTGATGTCCCAGGTTGCTGGGCCGAGATGCCATCTGTATGTATTGTCTCCCCGGAGGGAGAAGACCAAGCCGCTTGAGCTGGGAATGGTCACCGTCAGAGGATAGGCCAACCCGTGTGTATCTAGCACCGAGGACTGGATGGCTACACCAACAAGATTGGTCAAGGAACCCGTTGGCGTGATGGTTATCTGTGCCGAAAAGGTCGCGCCGCGCTTGAACTTTACTTGATTGGAAATGCTCATTTAGTATATTCCTCCGTCGATGACGGCGCTCCACGCTCCGTCTTTTCTCAAGTATGGGGTTCCGTCAACAGGTGCGTCGGTGATGCCTACATTGTCTTCGGGGATGAACACTTCCCAAGCTCCATCCCGGCGGGCGTAGAGCGAACCATCCACTGGAGCGTCGGAAAGCGACTCGTCGAAGGACAGAGGCGAGAAGGTCGACTGGTCTATTAGGTCATTCTTGATGGTGCAAGAGGTCTGCAAGACCGTCCACTTGTTCCCATCCAGGTCTTCTATCTCGATTTCAAGGGGCGCGGATACCGAGGTTGCACCATCGAGAATGTATTCGATTTCAGCCGTGTTGAGGTCAACATACGCCTTCTTGCCCTTAAAGCCCACCAAGCCGTCTCCTGTGGCCGTAAATGGCATCGTGTAGCCTATTGGGGGAGCTTCGGGGCCAGACTTCAAGCTGAAGTCCCACACAAAGTTATCTACCTTTGTGACCGAGTATTGGTATCTTGAGAAATTGGTGTCCGTTTCGAGTGCGTAGATGCTGAAGCGCGAGGAATAATTCTCATCCCACCAATCAGGGTCTACCACCCCGCCGGCAGCTGACGTTTTGAAGACAAGGTCTTCTGTGCCGGTCAGCGACCAAGACCCCGCCTTGGGCTCTGGGGAAATAGAGACGCGCTTGGACTGGTTCGCCGCAAGCACCGTCACCGTAAGCGTAGGCAGCTCAATGTTTTCCCACACGTTCTGGAAGACGACCGGCGATTGCTTCAGCTTGATGAGGAACGACCCATTCACAGACACGCTGCCCGCTCTCAAGATGACCAACCTCGACGCAGTCGGCGGCGAAAGTAGGCTACCATTCACCGACATCCCCAAGTTGACCCCAGGGTCATTGAAGTCAATCTTGATGAGGGCGTTGGATGTCTTCGACACCAAGACCCCACCCGCAGCCGTAATCGAGCTCAAGGCGTTAAGCGCCGTTTGGATTTGAGCCGCCGTCGCAGCATAGGACAACGTAATCGTATCCGAGCCGTATGTCAGGTCGAATGTCCCCGCTGTCGGCGCAGCCGAAATCTTACCAACAGCCAGTCTGACTGTGCATCCATCCGGGAATGGCACCTCTTCCATTAGGCGGTTCAAGCCCGATGAGAGGCGAACCAAGTGCAGCTCCACATTCAGGGCATCACCCTGAAGGAATACGAGAGGTTGCGCGGGCGTATTTGACCCAAATGTCTCGTAAAGATTGCCGGACTCGGCATCAATCCACAGTTTTATTCTGCTATTAGACATTAGATGCGTGCTGGAACATAGTAGGTCGTCCCATTAACGACCAACTGTATTTCGTAAGGGTAGTTTGTGCCATTGTGCGTTCCGGTAATCGTGGTTGTGTTCACGACTGGGTTGTTTGTCATCGTGTTTGCGGCCACCCAATCCTGCGTTGCAAAGGGATTAACGCCGTTCGGCGACGATGCGTAAAGCATAGCGTCTGCCTGGTCAGGCGTCGGTAAGCCTGTGTGGGTATGCCCGACATCGGACTTGCCATCCAAAAGGGTTTGTAGACCCGTAACGTCAGCAACAACGTGCGTGTGAACGGCGTCTGCTTTCAGGGACAGGTCATCAAGCGTGTCCTGGAGGTTTGTGATGTCCGTTATGACGTGTCCGTGGGTCAGAGCTGCCTTGTCCGCTAGGGAGTCTGCCAACCCGGTAACATCCGTAATGATGTGCGTGTGGACCAGAGGGGCAAGGTCAGCAAGGTCGTCAGCGGTGGCAAAGACATTGGTCGCAGAGGGCGTGGCGGCCCCATTAATGGCATCCGCTATGTCCCCAATGACGGCAACGCCTTCAAGGGCAGATATGCGCACCTCTAACTCATTGTCCTTGGTCGTGTATGGCACAAGGACATCAGAGCCGACGGCACCTATGTTGGTTCGGACTTGGAGCTTTTGACCGGTGGTTAGCGTCTGAACGGTGTCGTAGCGAACCACGCTATCCGCCGGGATTACATCCCCCCACTCCTGAAGCGTGTAAGAGTCCGTGTCAATTAGGTCATTGTATATGGTTACGGAGTTTTGGACTAAGGTCTGCCTCTTACCGTCCATCTCCACTTCAATTTCCAGGGTGGCGCCAGCCGATGCAGCCCCAGCCAAGAGCAACTCCACGTCCAATGCGTTCATTGAGAGCTGCCCATACTTCGACGAGTATGGGATAAGCCCCGCGGCATCCGCGCCAATCGCCGACACGTTCACATTAGGCTGAAACTCAATCTGCGACTGGCTGATTTCAAACTCAAAGTCATCCACCGCTGAGACGTTCATCTCTGTAGCCACCGAGATGGTGCTTGCCGACAGACCCGAGATGTTAATAGGTGCCGTCCAGTATACCTCCCCGTTGAGCGTTTTAGACAACCTGAATGTGCCTGCCTTGGGAGCCGGGTTGATGACCACGCGCCAAATGCGGAAGTCCCCGCTGTAAGCTGGGGCGTGCGTCTCCGTCACCGTGATTGTAGGTGTCGTCTGGTCTTCCCATACGGTGCATACGGCAACCGGCGCCTGCTTGAGGTGCAGTTGGGTAATTTGAGCTGCGGTCAAGCTGCCGGCTCGCGCAGTCCCAATCCCAATAGATGACGTAGGCGTCAGGTCGTTTTCATAGACCGTCAGAGTGCCCGAAGGCACACCCACCGAGTTCCAAGTCACCCGGATGGTCGTAGTGGCCTTAATGACCGTCACGCCACCATCAGTCGTAATGCCCGCCAAGGCGTTCAGGGCAGCCTGGATTTGAACCGCCGTAGCGTTGTAAGCCAAGTCCGTTGTCTGCGCCCCAGCGTATGCCAAGCGATAGACACCAGAAGTGGGGGCAGAGTCAATTCTGCCAATGGCAAGGGTGATGTTGGCGGCTGGAGGCCAAACGACCTCGCGCATAAGCGTGCCTGCACCCTGCTCAACCCAATGGAGCTCAATGCCGATGGTGTCCCCTTGGCGCAGATTAAGCGGACCGAGGTTGGAGTTCACTTGCCAGCCTGTGACAAGCTCTCCCCTGTTGGAGTCAGCCCATAGTGTCAGAGCGGGTAGAGGCATCGTAAGAGTGGCCTAATGTCAATCCATCGCCCATTCGCCAAAGTAGAGGCCGAAACTGCGCTCGTTTGACTGAGCTAGCTCTGTGCTATCAAAGAAATCCTTCTCAGTATAAACGGCGACCTTGTTTGAGCCGTCATCAAAGTAGTTAGGAGCAGGGCCAAGGTTGAATGAAACTGCGTGCTGCTTCAATCCCATGTTCAGGGGGACTTCCGGATAAGTGTAAATGTGCTGCTTGTCTTCAACGGCCTTAAATCTTTGGGGCGGGTTCGTTGGTGTATAGGGCGGGTAAGGCAAGTAAACCCACTTTGACGCTTCGCTCTCAATACCAACTTCATAGTGATACTTTGCTGTGCGCGTCCACACAAGCGGGTGGTGCATTATGTAAAACACGTCGTATTTCTGGGTGGTGTGATTTGAGTAAATGCTTCCGTTGATAGGGTCCGCAGTGTTAACGACCACAGGGTCGCCTGAAGGGAGGGTATACATATTGCCGACTATTGGCCCAGTGTCGTTGGTGTATTCGTAACGGAGGAAGCTGGTGTATCCACCAGGGTTTTTGTCTACAATGTGAGGCCAGCTAGCTTGAGCGGGTGTCTCCTCAACGGTTTCAACACGTGTTGTGTTAAACACAATTTGTTTTTGTGTATATGAGAATGGCGGCTCTAAAAGCTGCAAGACAGACGTTGAAACCTTCGTTTCGTATTGTTTCACTTTAACCTTTTGCGACCAAAGGGTCAGGGAAATACCACTTCCATAGTTAACGTAGTCGTAGTAATTATATGGCATGTATGGAGAAGCTTCGGCGATTTGCTTATCTGGCATAGCGCCGGTAATGCGGTCCCAGCCTATTGCAGCTGGCTTGCTTTTTGTCCCCGTAAACACTTTAATGCGTGGTTCTTTTGCGAGCTTGGTGGCTTCAGGGTCTTCCACATAAACAACCAAGTTGTGTGGCTTTGGGTAGTATTCCTCGATGCAGGATTTAGCGCCATCGCCGCCGGCGAGGTTGGGTCTGTTTGTCCATTCATTAAGGAACACTGGAATGAAGTTACGCCTATACTCATCGCCGTCGACGTTGAGTTCCGGGAAGGTTTCGCCAGCAGTGTGCTGCCAGCCATTGTCATTCTCGCGCGAACCAAGACAACCCCAAGCTCTTATGGCGTGGCTTTGGTTCTTGCACCGGGTTTTCTTCACCGTGTTGACATACTGACCAATGTCGAACTTGATGCCCAAGGGGTCACCCACGGCAGCTTCGGCGATGTTGGGCTTCTTGCCTACTTGTGAGGAGGAGAGCCAAATGGTTGGCTGATAGTAGAGGCCGTTGTAGAGAACTTTCCAGCCGACTTGCGGGATAAGCTTTGGGTCTGAGTAGTCTAGAGTCTCCGACCACTCTGGCCAATAGTAGGTTGCGCTATACGGCAGGGTGAAGTCTTGAAGCTCCTCACCGGTAATTGGGTCTACCGTGTTCTCCCCGGCGGCGAGGGGCTGGCAGTCAAAGAAATCGGTAATTACGCAGTAAGGTTGGTCCCATCCGACAACACGCCCTAAACCAATCATAGAGCCAGGACCATACACCGTTTGGTGTAATTTCGGCGGCGGCGGAAGGCTCATGCAGACCAGCTCCAATAAGCCCCCGCTGCGCCCATCTTGAAGCGGTTAACCAACCTGTTGCCGTATGCGAGCTGCGTCAAGGTGTAGGCATTATTGGCGAACGCTAGCATCGCAAGAGGCTGGTAGCCGTATTGCTCCGTATCGTCCGGGATGGTCGTGCCTGACTGAAAGATTACGTCCACGTTCCGTGGGAAGAACTTCTGCGACTCATGCGTCACCCTGAGTAATAGGCGGCCCGTTCCGCTGACCGTCAAGAGCGGCACTGGAACTTCGTCAAGGTAGTTGCCACCCATCTTTGCCACCATCCCATTAACTAGTCCTGGGTAGACCGATACCTTGTATGCGCCCGCCACATTTGTTAGGTTCACCTCAAATGGCCGAGGCGGTGCGGCCACATGATAAATGTCCGAGCTTACCCCTTGGTAAATCTGCCAATTCTTTGACACCGTGGCGATGGGGTAGACGAACTGCTTGATTTCATACATCCCTGGGTATTCGATGCCTGCGATAGTCTCCTTCTCAAAGGGAGCAAACTTGAAGATAGGCACAATCTTGCCCTTCATCCGGAGCGAGTAAGCGTTGAAGGTCGTAGCGGCAAGGTTAGCTGCCTGTAGCTGTGCTGAAGTCCCAGGAGTGGGGTATGGCGGGTTCATCTGCCTGCCGTTCCACGCGCTTACCTCGATGTAGTAGAGGCCACGCTTACGCTTGGTTCGCAAACCATCCGTAGAGACATAGAGCTGCTTGTTTGAGATGACGTTGCAGTCAGGGTCTTCAAAGAAGACTTCCGCGCCTCCCAGAAAGAATAGGTCTGTGGCGTTGGCATCGTTCCAACCAGGACCACCCGGAAGATAAGATTGATGCATCCATGCGTTTCGACTGCCCCCAAGTTTGGATGACATGACGGTAACGAGATTTTCACCGCCCCCGCCCTGCCTGTTTGTGAAGAACTGCCCAGGCTCAATGTGTAGGTTCGTCCCATCTAAGTATACCTTCCACGGATGGCCGCCCTGCCCGCGCTTACTTATTGACAGAAAAGAACCGTTTGGAGTGTTCTGGACACTTGCTCCCATACCAAGCTTCGGAGCATTAGTTGCTACCGCATCAGACAGCTTATTGACGAGCGATGGTGTCAGCGAGTCGCCCGGACCCACCTTCGGTAGGCCAAAGTTATTGCGCCCAGATGATTTTGCGTTCGACATTTTAGAACGTCCAAGAGGCCTTGATGGAATAATCGCCGCCAATAGCGTATGAAGGGACCTTCTTGCCCCCAGAGCCAAAGGCCCGGTAAAGCTTGTCCGTCCAAGTGTGACCCTGCTCTGACATCATCCATTCGGAGGATACCTTGTAGATAGTGCCATAGGTCGAAACCGAGGCGCTGGTTAGCAGGAAGTTGCCCCCCTTGGGGAGCGGACCATTGGCAAGGTATGGCGTATCAGCCGCAGTGCCGATGTTGGACAGCATCTTCTCCGCAGTGCCCAACGAAGCGGTGTAGAAGCTCACCCGGACGGTCGCCCTTGGCGCATAGTAGGACTCCACCCCTCGCAGACCTTCAGGGGCCTTGACCGCATCAAAGCGCTCAAAGTTAATACCATCGTCGTTCTGCGTTCGGACGTAAGGGTAGTATTGGAAGTTCTCTCCGTTGGCGTCGGGCGGCACCGCCATAGCGATGGTCTTGAAGTTTGGATGGAGCGGTATCGGGTTACCAGATGTTGTCCCCGACGTCTCCGTCTCCGAGTAGGTCGGGTCTTGCTTCAGTCCAATGTAAGACGCCTGCACCGTAATAGTGCCACCTGAAGACATCGTTGAGCTTGACTTGTAGCACTTCAGCCTGGAGTCAAATGGGTGAATAGAGCCACGATTAGGGAAGACCGGCGTCCTTGGGTTATTTGGGTCACCTTGTGTATACTTGATGCTCAAATCGCCCTCAAGCAGACCGCGCGTATCCTCGCTCACGGTCCATCCTGGCTGGATGACGTTGTTCGTCAGCCCATGATTGATTATCTGCGACGAGAGTGGGGCAATCGGTGTCGGTGGGTTACTCATGTGTGCTTATGGCAGCCTGTCCACACCTCACATAGGAACGTCTTCACCGAACAGGCCACCTTCCATTTCCCTGTAAGTCTTCTCATCGGGCGTCTCAAAGGTCTTCAAGCTCTTGATGTTGCCGGTAGAGGTGTTCTTTTCAATGGCCTTCAGGAAGCTGTTGGACTTGCGGATTTCGTCTATGGGGTTGTTGCCAAACTGGACGGCTGCGCCACCACCCATCTTGCCCAACTCGCTAACCACGGCCTGCGGCTTGAATTGGTCAAAGTCGTAAACCGCTTTCTCTAGGTCCTGCCGCCCCTTGTCCTTCTTCTCACGAGCTGCCTTTAAGGCTGCCGTCTCTTCGTCCGTGGCTTCACCCGCCTTGTAAGCATCAACATCGCCAGCGGCGAACGCATCGGCCACGCGCGCGGCTTGCTTGTCAGCAATCTCTGCTTCAAGCTTATCTTTTTCTGCGGACGCTTCGCCGTAACGCTTGAGTTCAAAGTTGTATTTTTCCTTCAGGATGTCGAGCTGCGACTTCCCGGACAGCTTCATGTTCTTGTATTTTAACTCCTGCATCTCTCGCTCATAGGCCTGGTCGTCTTCGTGCAAGTCCTTTGCTCTTGCCTTGTCTTTTGCCCACTCAGCTTCCTTTGCCTTCCGAAGTGCGTCTATCATAGCAACCTCCTTGGCCTTTTCGCCATTCAACTTGGTTTGCAGCTCAAGCCGTTCTCCTTCCGTTTGTGAGATGAGTTTGCCTTCGCCCCGGATGGCACCATTAAGTTGAGCTATTTTTTCAGTATCTTCCTTGTTTAAATCATACTTTTTGCGGATGGCGGCCTCCTCATCGGCGGTCAACTTGGTGTTTTCTTTAGCAAGTTTTTTGTTCATTTCAGCGATGTGCAAAGCAGCCGCTTCGGCGCCAGCTTCTTTCTTTTCGCCCAATTTAACAAGTCCTTCTTCAGCGGCTTTAAGACGCTCCTTTGCCTTTTCAATTTCTTCAGTCTTATCTAAAATGTCTTCCTCAATAGGAAGCATGTCTCCACGCACATCCACGATTGCGGCTTCGGCTTTTTCAACAGGTTTGAGATTGCCCTCATTGAGATGCCGTTCGGATTTCTCCAAGGCTCGAGTTTGAGCCTTCTTTTTCTTCTTCGCCGCGGAGGCGGCTTTGGACTCCATGAACTCCCCTGGACCCTTTTTAGAGTCGGCAGCTCGTTGACGCATCAACTCGTCATAGGCATCTCGGCTATACTCACGACCGGTTACCGTGTCATACTCGTTGCCACTCATGCGTGCGAGCGCTTGCTTCGCTGCATTGGCAGACTGCTCGGCGGCGGCAGATGCTGCTTTCTGCTGGGCTTGACCATCAGTAGTCATGTCTAAGGCAAGGTTGCTCAATCCAGATTTGTAACTGTAACCTTCCTCGTTTTCGGTTAGGTTCCCAGTCTGAACCAATCCATCTACAACCGATGAATTAGCACTTGCAATCTGGAGTTCACGCAAAGCTTTCTTGGCGGTATCTTCATCAAGCTCTTTTAAAAGATGCCCGCCTTTGCCAAACGCCTGGCTTAAAAACTTTTGGTCGATTGACACTTCGGCTTCTACCTCTTTATCGTCCATCTTGCCGGTCGAGTCTAAAGGAACATAGGGGTTTTCGTCGCCAGAGGAGTTTTTTAGATGGTCACCGCGCCGGCGTCTGTTTGCGCTCATGTCGGCTGCCTTTTGAAGTTGAATGGCTGCGTATTTCTCGACCCCGCCAGCTTTAACAACCTTGTCGTATTCTATTCGGTCTTCCTTTGTGATGCCAAGCTCTTCGTCGGTTTGAAAACCTTCGCCTTCGCTATTACTTTCGATTTTTTTACGGGTTATGTCTGTTCTCATAGCCAGGGCTCCAGTGTAATTTGAAACACCATAGACCCGTTTGCCGGCATCCTCCTTGGCCTTGCCCTTCTCCATTTTATCGGAGTTGGCCATCAATTCCAACTGAACCGACAAGGCATTAGAAAGGTAGGACACAAAGTTCATCGCCCAATTCAATGGTTTTGCGGCCCCTGCCATAAACTTGTCCCAACCTTCTGACATCTCCGATTGTATGCGGGCGGCTTCCTTGTTGAGCTTAATCTGCTCATTGGTCATCGCATTGTTGTTCGACAGGAACTTGCCACGCGCTTCTTCATCAGTCCCCAGCTTCTCAAGTAGGGGCGAAATCTGTTGATACTGACGACCAAAGAGGAACGCGCCGGCAGCGGCACGCTCGTTTTCGTCGGCGATGCCTGCTAAAGCCACGGCAGCTTCAGGGAGATACTTCATAGGCTTCGCCTGCATCTCTGCTAGCTTCGCCGCATCTATGCCAAGCTGCTTCATGTTGTTGGCCGCATCCTTGTTGGATAGCGACTCCCCAGCGACCTTACCAAACTGCTTGGAAGCCATCATCAGCGACCGGATAGACACGCCTGCGTCGTCGGCCGCAATCTTCATCGAGTGAACCTGTGAGGGGTCTACGTTGAACTTGATGGCCAGGGACGATACTTGCTTGGCCGTAGCCATGTTCTTGGAGATGGACTGCTCCATCTTGCTGAAGGCCATGGTGCCTATTGCAACCGCGCCGAACATCTTGCCCAGCTTCGAGGTCAGGTCGGAGCTGAACTGTGCCCCAGCACGCCCCAAGACGTTCATCTGCCGGGCGACGTTCTCTGTTCCCAGGAACTCGGCGGTTACTGTTGTGGTTGCTCCTCCAGGAGTGGCCATTAGTTTTTAACTCCTTTAAGTTTTGCGCGGGCGGCGGCTTGCAGCTTAGAAAGCATCGCTCTTTCAGCGTCCATCTTTTCCTCGTCCTGAGTGCTAAGTATCTTAACTTCAGCTCCCTCCCCAATTGAATAGGCCGTCAGATACCACACCGCCTGGCCAGATGTGCAATCCCACGCCTCATCTGCCGACATGTTCATCTTGGACATTAAAGAGGTCACCAAGCCAAGAACCACCGGCACGTTTTGCTTCTTTTTTTCAGTATCGTCTGGCTTCGTATATGTGCTAGGCATCGTGTTGCAGTGCTTCATGTATCCGTTGATAGCCACCCACTGGTCGAAGTAATAAGACGTATCCCTTTCCATTCGGGTTTGGTTCCACCTGTCCATCAAAGAGGGCTTCTTGAGGGCCACAAAGGCGTTTTTTGACGAGCAGACGCGCAGGAATATAATGATGTCCTCTGGCGTAACCATTGACGCCTCTCCCACAATAATAGGCGACTCCAACGCCGTAAGGGTCATAGTGTGCCTCAAGCTAAAAGGCTTGAGTTCGTAACCCATAATCTCCCACTTTTCGGGCAGGATAAAGGCCGTTAGAAAACGACCATCCATGTTCGGTTATGTGGTTGAGGCGGTAATGACGCCCGAAGGGGCAAGAGCAAGGATGCCGGAGTAAGAGGTGCCAGAAATCGACAGGGAGTGGAAACCCTTGGCAGCGCCAGAATAGGACACACTATTGATGACAATCTTATCGCCGTTGATAGTAAGGATGTCGCCCACCTTAACGGTGAAAGCTTGTGCAACGCCAGCCGCATCCTCTTCAATCACTCGACCATCCACAGAGACATTGGCCCGGAAGTCCGTCATACGGACGCCAACCGTCACGCCAGCCTGGTTCTGCACTTCCTGCGTGTCAGCATACTGCTGGTCGCGCTTGTAGGAGTCGATGATGATACCCGTAACCGCAATATCCGGCAAGCCGTAGTGGACAACGACTCCGTATGTGATGGGCGAGGCGGAAGGCGTGAGGGGAAGAGGAGGGTTTGCCATGTTGGTCGCTTATTGAGCGTGGGGTTTTGTCAACTATGGGTTAGATAGGCGTCTCCGGGATATAATTCACGATGGCCTCATAGTTCAGAACAGTCACCATACGCCGACCCTGGTTCTCCTGACCCACATTGGTGGGGATGATGTTGTAGAAGCGCAAACCCTGTATCTTGGAGTTCTTGCGAGCTGCGGGGGATTGGAGGATGCGGCCTACTTGGTGGGCAAGTTCAGAGTGGCTATCGACTGTCGTATCGTCAATGGAGGACATCACCGCTACCGTTATCGGCAGAGTGTAGTTACCGAAGGAGTCTGGAAGGTCATTGAAGGCGGGCGAGGCTACGCCTGCCATGATAACCACCCCTGGCATTGGGCGGTCTGAAATCCGGAGGGACTCTACGACCACGTGCGTCCAGCCGTTCGGCACAGACGGGACATAGGGGTCAAGCACAAGTTTGACGTGTGCTTCAATTGCTCTTCGGATGCTCATGGTCTTGGTCTGCCGCGGTTACGCCTGTTGGGTGGGGGCTTCACCTTTGCCACCATGTCCACTAGCTCCTTGGTCTTCCTGCGAAAAGTGGCGTTGGTTTCCTGGATGACCTTTGCGATGGCATCGTCTGCCATTCCATTAGGGTTCCCATAAGCGTTGGTCAGGACATACTTTATGCCGGTAGCATCCCGCTTGATGTCTACCGTCCCCAAGCCCTTCCCTGGCATCAGGGCGTTGATTTGGCCGCCGAGCTTCTTGATACAGTCTACCCAGCCGTTGGCGGAGCGACCTATGCTCTTCATTTTCTGGGACAAGAAGGTTTGAATAGCTGCTCGACTGCGAACAGCGGTCTTGGTCCTGCCGTCCCACCGGCCGTTTCGCATCGACGATTGGTGGATTTCTTCGTTCGGCGTTTCGATGTAGTTCACCGTGTCTGCCGACACTTCGTTGAAGTTGGTCTTCTCAAGGTTCAGGTAGTCCGACTCGCCGGTATCAGTTCCCAGCGTCTGGAACGCCATGAATAGGATGTCCATGTCTTGAGCTTGCCAGGCTTTTTCGAGGTCTGGGTCTTGCCACTGTATCGGGTTGTCGATTTGGAAGACGGCGCGGTTACGCATCCCCACAAGGTCCCTGACCGAATGGTTGCCGATGGGGTAGAACATCGAGTTGATGTCCTTGGTCAGGTTATACTGCCCCTGCTGATAGGCTTCTGGCCCGCCTGAGTTCCCTTTGAGGGGGTCGTTGCCCGGAGCAGGGAAAGAGTGCTTGTAGAGCGCCGTAGCGTTCTCCAATGCCACCTCTGCCATCATCTTCTCGTATCCAGCCTTCCAAGCTGCCGCCTGAAGCTTGCATAGGTAATGGACCTGCATGCCATCACCACGCAACGTAACGCCAAAGCCTGGCTGGGGCGTGCTCATACCGTAGCGGCTGGGCCGACAAGGACATCAATCCAAGGGCTTGGCGGACGGGATGTGACGTTAAGGATGGTGCTGACCTTGCCGAACACTGTAATGCGCTCTCCGTGAGACGGAGGGGCTAAAGCGAGGGCGCTTCCAGTCGGAGCAAGGAAGCGTATCGACCACGAAGCGTTGTAGGTAAAACCACCATCACCCAACATTTGGTCAATGGGAGCTCTGCTGATAAGCACCGACACAGTGGCCCCACGGAATGTGACAGGGCGGCCGAAAGTCTCTTGGAACTCCGGACCATCAGATGCCATCTCATCCCAAAGCGAACCCATTTGCTATGGGCGGGTGTCAATCAAACGCCCTTTCCCTTGAGATACCTACGAACAGCGGTCATGCCTTTTGAATGGTCGTTTTCGGAGGGCATCAGACCAGGATACTCCTTGTTGCCAAGACCCTGCGAAACGAAGAAGCCAGGAGTCCCTGCTGCCTTGTTGTAAACGTCTATGACCTTTTGGTCTTCTGGGTTCTTGTTACTGTCCTCAACCATGTAGAGGTCATCCATGATACGCTCGTAGCGCTTCTCCATACTACCAAGGTAGGTATCCGTTGCGATGGCGAGCTCTTCGTTTAACTTGCCCGGCTCAAATCCACCTTCTTCATCTGCCCTTTGGAAAAATCTGTCCACCGTTCCTCGAAGCTCATTGACCAACTCTGTTCGCTCCCTTGGAGCAAGATTGGCAACTGATTTAGCTCTTTCGAGTTTGGAGCGACTACCAAGAGACGTGATAGGATTGGCTGCAACAGACATCAATTTTTCAACATAGTCGTTGGCGCTGCCTTCGGGTCGCTTGGCCTTCTCTTCATCCTCCATCTTTTCGATAAACCCGCCAGGGAAGCCGAGAACACGGCGAGGGGCGAGCTCGCTGTTTGCTTTAGATGAACCTCTTGCCATTTGCTCTTGGGGTATGTCTACCCCTACTAATTTGTCAACAACAAAAAAGGGCATCCGTTAAGATGCCCCTTGAGGGAGAGAACCAGTCCTCCGCTTACTTGATTTCGTTAGAGACGATGTAAGCGACGGCAGCCTGCTCAAACAAGAAGTCCGAGAAGGTGGTGTTAGCCATCACTTCGGGGCGCTCCGTGAGCTCCTGGGCGTAGACCTTCTTGGCTTCCTTCATCTCCGTAGCAGTCCAGCCAGCCTTGATGAGGTTGCCTTCGTCGTCACCCGCCACCGGGACATTAGGGTTTTTCTTGGCCATAGTCTTACTTCTTGAAGTTCTTGATGGCGAGGCCAGCCTTGTCAGCCACGGCCTCCGTCTTTTGGACGAGAGCTTCGGCTTTCTTGGCGTTGTTCCGGAATACGAGAGCACCGGCGATAAAGCCGATGACAAGACCGATGATGAGCGTAATCATTGTGTTTTATTGGGTTGGTTAAAATTACATATCGATGGCAACGTCGGTAGACACGCCTTCGATTTTGTTTCTGCTTGCGGCCTTCATTCTGTCGGCAGTTTTCTTCGCAACTGCGGGATTAAGAATAGTGTTAGGAGTATTGTCTACTGCCGGTGTGCTGTCAGGCACCTTGCCGTTTTCATCACGCAGGCCAAGCGTAGCGATGACCTGGTCGGCGCTCTTCGAGCGACGGTCAGCAACAGGATGCTGGAAGAAGTATGCTTCCTTCTCCTCATTACGCAGACGCACGAAATGCTGGTGAGCTTCTTGTGCATCCGTTTTTAGGTAAGCCGTTGCAACAGGCTTCCCACTCTTCATTTCAATGACAATAGCGAACTTATGACTCATAGTGAGGCAAGGATGCCTTGGCCAACTGTTGTGTCAACAGGGATTTTTAGTCGGTAATCTCGCCGCCGGCAGCGTTGCGAGTCACGCCAAATGCGTCAACGAAAGTGCCGCTCACCTTTGTGTTCACCAACGACTTCGTAGGCATCGCTTCAAGATAAAGGAAGCAGGGGGACGAGTTGCTGTCTTGCTGTGCGTAGTCCGCTTGAGCGGCTTCGGCAGAGGTGTAGACATAGACATTTTGGTTGTTAGCACCAGCGCGGGTGACGAGGAACGAAAGGGCTTTGGGACCGGAAAGGCTCATAGTGTCATTGGGCTGTTGTCAACTTGTGAATTAGTGAGCCTATGTAATGGGCACAAAAAAAGACCCCATCCGAAGATGAGGTCTTGTTGGAGCGGCTTATGCCGCTTCGCTTACGAGGCGATAATCTTGGTGAGGCAAGAAGCGTTACCGACAGTCACACCGTAAAGGATGGACATCGAGAGCTTCTGCTCGCCAGCGTCACCATCATACCACTCACGAACCTGGATGGAGAGGCCAGACTCCGCATCAGTAGCGGTAGCGACGTTACCATACCAATTGGTCGGGGTAGCAGGGAGACGAGCCGCGATAAGGATGGCTTCCGGCGAGACAGCAATACCCTTGAGGTTGTTGTCGAGAACCGAGAAGTCGATGCCGTTAACAGTGCCCATCGAGCCATTAGGCAGCGCCGTATACTGGTTCACCTCAAAGCCGTGGATACGGGGGAGGAGATTTTCAGTCAGAGGAGCGTTAGTGCCCGAAGCATACTGCGCCTGGATGCTGTTATCCTTGGCGAGGGATGTGTAGAGGGAAGGACGAACGATGAGCGTGCGGCCAGCCATCGGGACGTTGGCATCCGTCAGGGACTGCGAGATGTCAGCGACAGCGTCAGCATCGAAAGCAGCGACGGTACCATTGTAACCGGTAGCCGAGAAGTTGCCGTTCGTAGCAAGTAGGAACACGTCATCCATAACCGCCTTGACGACAGCGTGAGCTGCCGGGCGGATAAAGGTGCGACGCAGGACGTCGTAGCCACCCTTGGCGACTTCGCCATCAGAGAAGCCCATCACGAAGCCCTTATGCTTGTCTAGGGTAACAGTCTTGGCGGTAGAGGCGACGTTCGAGCGAACATAGCCAGAAGCACCAATGTTGGTAGCCGCAACGCCAGAGGCGATACGGGTGGTGACAGACTCGCCACGCTGGAGGATGTCGCCACCAAAGTCCGTAGTGAACTTGTTGACGAGGGGGAATTGAGCAAGAAGCGTTGTAAGCGAGTCCTGCGCGATGACTTGGAGGTTAATGCCTCCCAGAGTATTTGCCATAGGTTATTTTATATTTGAGGGTTAAAGTGTTCTGCTTGGAAAGTTGTCAACTTATGCCGTTTCCTTCGGCTTGCGTTCAAGGCCAGCTGCGGTGCGACCAGCAGCGTCATCGCCTGCGCGGTAGACTGTGCCGGTTTCAGCAAACGCATTGTTGATTGCCTGAATAGTGGTGCGGTTGTAGCCAGCCTTCGACATGTCGGCTTCAAGGCGCTTGGCGAGGGGCGAACCAGCAGGGATACGGATAACGCCGTCCTTGCCCATCAGACGATAGGCCGCAGCACGGATTTCCTTGTTCGGGATAGCCTTCGGGTTGATGGAGAAGCCGTTCACGTTACCAGCCTTATCCATACGGATACCACGGAGAGCGGGAGGAATAGTGACGCTAATCACGCCATCCTTTTGGTTCTTGGTCACGTCCACACGAGTGCGGGCGATGACATAGTTCATCTTGCCAACTTGGACAGACTGAACACCGCCAGGACCCACGCTAACCGTAGCGTTAGGAGCATTGGTAGTTGTGCCGTCCGGCTTGATGATAGAGACGCCTTCACCACCAAAGCGACCATTCTGAACGAGAATAGAGCCGTCTTCGGCCTGGGCAATACCACGGGAAGTAGTGCCAAGAGCGTCAGCGAGCTTTTCGCCCGACACCTTGATGTCACCGCCGCCAGCGTTCTGCGTGCGACCAATGGCTTCTGTGACGTCGCCACCGCCTGCGACAGCGCGGTTAGCAGCGTTCACTTCAGCGTCACGACGGACACCGCCTGTGCCACCGGCATAACCTGTGGCGTATGTGGAAGCTCCTGCTCCGTAAGTAGGCATATTAGTATTTGGGTTAGTGGTTAGATTAAGCGCGAGGACGACCCTTGAGGTTCGCGGCGGCGGCGCGGCTAATAGCAGCGGCGTTCGTCTTGAAGAACTTGTTCTGCTCACGCTTGTCGGCGATGGCTTCAAACTGGGCGAGGAACTCGGAGTCGGTCTTCGGGGCTTCGCTCTGCATCTCGGCGTTAACCGGTTCAGAAGCGGAAGCGGCGACAATCTTAGCGGCCTTGGCCTCTAGGGTGTTGTCCGCTGCTTCAGCCTTGGCGAGCTTGCTCATCATGGCTTCAAACTTGGCTTGGAGCTGGGCGATAGCGGTGAGCGCTTCGTCCTTGGCCTTCGTTTCAAAGGCGAGGGTTTCGCCCTGCTTGGCGAGTTGGGCTTCGACGACTTGCTTGGCCTTGGCGACCGTAGCGAGGCGTTCCACAGCGACGTCCACAACGGAGTCGAGGGAGGCAGAGGCGAGCGGAGCAAGGTCACCAACCAGAGTGGTGTTACCCTTGGTCGGAGCGCAGCCGTCTTCGTGAACCTTGGTGTCATCGGCACAGTTGTCCTTTGCCTTCTTGCCCTTCTTGGCGTCCTTCTTTTCTAGGGTAGACTCTTCGTCGTCCTGGTCAGGCTGACCAACAACATCCTGCTTGTTCATACCGGGGAGGGAGTTTGCGGCCTTCTTGGACTTGGCAGTCTTTTCTTCGTCCACAATCTGCTGAAGGTATTCCATCAGGGCAGGCGGGATTTCGTCAGAGTCTTCAGAGCTGTGCTTGGCGGCGATGGCTTCGAGAGCGAGCTCGGAGGCCTTCTTTGCGCCCTTGCCCGGCTTCGATAGGGTTGTCTCGTGTTCATGTTCTTCGCCTTCGTTCTTCTGAACGTCAGGGGACTCCATGATTTCTTCCACGTCGGTTTCGCCCTTCTTGGAGGCCTTGGAAGCAAGCTTCTTGTTAAGCGTAGGAGAGGTCGTGTTGTCCTCGTTCACGTTGTTCTTGTTCGGGTCAAGACCCGGCTGAGGGATGATGTCGCCGAAATCCTTCTTCTCTTCCTTGAGAGGAGACTTGAGGTTCGAGTCGGCCTTCTTCGCCTTGGCTTTGCAAGCCTGGCGGTATTCCTTGAGCATTTCGAGCTCGTCTTCGGTCAGACCTTCGGACTCTTCGTCGCAATAGGTGGCCTTGGCAGCCTTGGCCTTACCCTTCTTCGGGGCGCAGTCTTCAGCTTCTTCTTCGCCTTCTTCACGCTCTTCAATCTTGTCCTTAATAAAGTCAGGCATTTCAGCCTTCTTGCCCTTCTTGCCGGCATCACGATGCTGCTTTTCAGCAGGGGTGTTGCCTTCTTCGCCGTCTTCAACGCGCTGCTTCACGTATTCGTTGAGGTCGGCCTTCGAGGCGGCTTCCTTACCCACCTTAGTGGCATAGGCAATCGCAGCGTCGGTCTTGGCAGAAAGTTCTTTCATCGCCTTGGCGGTCAGTTCGCGCTCGGCGAGCAGTTCGCCCAGCTTGGCGATAACCAAGGGGTCAACAGCGACCGGCTCGGAAGCCTTCGGGGAAGATAGGCTCGACTCGATTTCGGCGAGGCGCTTGGAGATGGTATCCTTCTCCAGGGCAAGGGCCGAAACCTGTTCGGAGAGGGCGAGGGTCTGCTTGGAGGCTTCAATGGCCTCCTTGAGCTGCTGTTCAACGGACTTGGTATTGCTCATAATGAGTGTGATGTTAGTGTTTATGAAATGTCAACCAATGTAGCTCCCGCCCTCGAACGACATAGGCATCGCAGGCTGGGAATACATCTGGGGTAAAGTGGTTCGCTGGGCGTGGCGTCGAGTGGACTTAATGTCCTCAACAAGGGCTTCAAAGGAGTCTACGACCCCGGTGGTCAGACCACGCTGTGCCGCCTTGTCTCCGTAGAACGACTGCCCTTGTAGGTCTGCTAGTTGGGCGTAGAGGCGAACAGCCTGGACGTCCCGGATGAACCGAGCGTGCAGCTCGTCAACTTCGTCTTGAAGGGAATTAATTTGGTCAGGGGAGAGCGAGGTGCCCTCCACGCCGGCCGCCTTATACTTGCCGGATTTGATAACCACGACCTCCTTGCCCTCCTTCTCGAACTTCTTACGCTCGTCGGTCATCGTGATGTAGACGCCGCAAGCACCTATGGAGGCGCTAGAGGTCGCTACAAAGCGTTTGCACTGCGAGGCTATCCAGAAGGCAGCCGAACCGCAATCAGAGTCTGTAAAGGAAATGGTTGGCTTATCGAAGCCGCGGATTTGCTTGGCTAGCTCTTCAAGACCGGTCGTAGAACCGCCACCCGAGTCTACCCGTAGGACCACCTCAAACACCGTGTCGTCTTTATCCCAGGCCTTGAGGGTGTCCGAGATGACGTCGATGTCTGCGCAACCAAGCATGGCCTCTAGAGGGCTAAGGCACTTGCCGATGACCCCCTTCACCGGAATAATCCCGATGCCGTCACGGATGTATGGGCGGGATGCCGTAGCAATTCCCGAAGCCATAGCTTGTAGGTCCATATCCTCATCGTCCGCTTGAGGGACGAAACGCTTCGCCTTCGGACCGACCTCTTGCTTCTCTGCCTTGGGCATCATGTATGCCGAGAGCTGGTAAGCAATTTCCGGGTTGGACAGAATAGTGTCCGCGCCCTTCAGAAACGCCTGAACCTTGAGTGGGTCAATAAGGAGGGGTCGTCCAGCCTTCAGGGCGTAAGTTAGGTCGCTTCTAATCATCGAGAGAATGGCTGTTCCCGATTACGGGAAAGGCCGGGATTTTGTTTTGGCAGGGTGTCAACAGAGGTTTCCATCTGCGACGCCGGCTCGGCGGCGGGAGTTCTCTGCGGAGGGGAGAGCTGTGGTTCGCTGTTCGTGAGCGCGTCGCCAGGCATTTGGTCCGCAGGCTGACCCATGATTTGGTCAATAGGAACAATCTGCGGCTGACCATCTGGACCTGGCATAACCACACCCAACGCTCCTTCAGGGATGGTGTTCGGAGCAGGCGCAGCACCACCCGCACCGCCCGCGCCGCCAGAAGGCGACTTGCGCCAAAGCTTGTCCTCGGGGACACCGGTTTCCTTCGACACTCTCTGAATGTAGGCAAAGTCTCTTGCCGACTTGCGGATGGTTTTCTCGAAACCATAGCCACGCGCCCCAAAGTCATCAGACGGCGGGATGCGTCCCATGTCCAGGTCAGCTCGTTCATTCGCACCTTCCCGGCCGGCATCCACAGTCACCGACTTGCAACACACCCATTCTGTCTTCCACCAATTACGTGCATTAGGTATATTCTTGCGGTCAATCATAAGCCCGCACCAAAATTGGAAGTAGTCCTGGAGGAAACGATTGATGAGCACCGTCTGGCGATGCGAGAAGAAGCGTCCTGCCTTCGCAACTACGAGGCGAACGGCACTTCCGCCTGCCCGAGTCGGGTCGGCCACGAACTCGTAAGGTAGGCCGCCCATAATGGAGTCGCGGCGCAAATGGTCGATGAAGCCGGCGAAAGCTGCTGAAGGACGTGCTGAAGCGTAAGAGACAAGGGACTCATTGTTTTGGAGAACAGCGGTCACACCACCAAGGATGCGGTTAAGTGAGTCTGGGTCGGTATTAGCGGTAGCGGAATTGCCCTCGCCCAAGGGCTGACCAAGGCCCAAGTCCCCAGAGTCCATCCGGGTGTCCTCGACCTTTAGGATGCGGCTTGTGCGGGAGTTGTCCTTAACTGCGACCTTCTCCATAGCCAGGAGGTCCATCTCGTCGCGCATGTGGTTGATAGCATGCTGATGAGGAGGGAACGCTCGGCTCTGCGAGGCGTATTCAACATCGTAGATGTGCATCATCGATGCCGCCTTAATAGGTTCGTATTTGCCGTCCCCTTGCTTGACGTAGTAGAAGGTTGGTCTGCCCAGCTTGTCGAAACGGATGCCGTCAAAGATGTCCGGCAGGGACATGCCATCTGGCGGTGTCTCCACTCGGTGAGCTTCAATGATTTGGAACTTAGGCTGCCCCTTCTTATCCTTGCACTTGATGACAAAGATTTCGCCGTCTCGGTCCAGGGCCTCACAGATAATGAACAAGCTCTCCACCATCGAGAAGCGGCCAGACACCTCCGGGCGGATGCACTCCTGCTCCCACTCGGCTTCCACCAAGTTTTGCCAATCGTAATCGCCACCCAAGCACTGAAGACCGATGCCCTCCCCAATAGAGTAGATGGCCGTGTCCTTAATCATCTGTTTGTATAGGCCGTTGTTCTTTTCTAGCCAGCGGGAAAGGCGAACCATCTCACGACGAGTAGCCCCCGTCATCTCCATCCGGAAGTCCGTCGGCTGCGGCGCGTCAATGCGCGTGCGGTGGACGGAGTAGCGGGTAGACTCAAACGCCCCCTGATAAGCCTTTGGCTTCAGGAGGTTAGACAGAGACATGCGGACCCGGTCAACGAGTCCTGGCTTCTTCGGTTCGGGAGGCATCAGCGGTCAACCAAGCGGTTGTAATTCGTGTAGAGGCCCCTGACTCTGCCATCGAGCTTCTGGAGAGCGTAGTTAGCCTCCTGGAGCATCTGTTGCGGTGGTAGGGCAAAGGACTTGCTGGCGTTCGTGGCCCCATCTCCGTAACTCATGATGGTCTTGCCCTCCAGTATAAGCTGGACGGCCTTGTCACGGATTGCCTCGACTGTTTCACGAGGAAGTCCGACAAATAGTCCGTTGGCTGGCATCGTGCTTTTGGCACGCTGTCAACGGGCTATCGGTAATTCGTTCACAAAGGGAATGGTTCGCTGTATGACCCCTTTAACCCCATTGTAGGACGACCCGTGGGTCTTCCGCACATTGATGCCGCCTCTCTCGATGCGCGGTCTTTCATCAGCCGAACCAAAAGTAAAGGAGCTCCAGGACTTTTGTAGGCGGGAACCTTTCGGTCTATACCCCGACCACGCTGTCTGTCCTGGCATCTTGGCTTGCTTGTTTCCAAAGAGGTTGCCCTCCGGTGTGGAACCGACGCCCCGCATCTCCCCAGGTTTGGACCCCAGTAATTGCTTGAGCGACGTGTTAGTAGCAAGTCGCAGCACCACCCTGCTTTCGCAGGACCGCCGGTTTCCCGACGGCAAAGTTTTAAAGAACGAAGATGTTGTCTTCTAGTGTTAGGTATTTGTCAACACTTTTTTTAGAGTCGCCGAGGAGGAGTTGAACCTCCGTCCCCGAGTCTTTTCAGGAGACCTGGGTCTTGCGAACCAAGCCACCGCCAATCAAGGCGGCTTCCAAGGACAGCACCACGCTACGGCTGTAAAGGGGTTGGGGATGAAGGGATTTGAACCCTTACTGCTGTCGGTTGCACTCCGACTGCGTAGCCAAACGACCTTCTTGGGAGCAACCCCAAGGATTATCGTCTCTGCGTTGCCAGATTAGACAATTGCTTGTCCCACTTTGATTGGCTTCAAAATGACGCTACATCCCCGTAAAGTATTCGGCAACCGACAGCACTCCCTTGTCTCCCCCGCGGCTTATTGCGGTTTCTATCCAGGAGCTCCGTGTCAGAGTTGTGGACCTTTCGGCTACCCACGCCTGTTGCCCGCCAACTTCCAGACGTCCCACGAAAAAGGTGGGCAATCCCTGGTGCAAGAATACTCCCTGTGTAGACAGGGCTTGTCTGGTTCGCTTGCGGCACTTTTCAGATGCCGACGGTTGATAGGCCGTCCCTCCTTGCGGAGCTGTGCGAGCAGTTTGCGTGGCGTTGAAATGTCAAGAGAACGGAAAAGTTGGTGGATACGGCGGGGGTCGAACCCGCAACTTTCACTTGGCTTTCCTTCGTGGGGACTGCCAATAGCCCACTCTTTTCGTGTCACGATAACACTACTTCCGAGTGGATAACTCGACCGATGAGTATCGTATCCATAAGTTCATCAAGTTTGCTTACGGGCCTGATAGTCTCTCCCCCTTTCGGGGGTTGTAGGCGCGCACATGCGCCTCGTTGTTCGAGCTTTCGCTCTACAAAATCAGATGACCCAGGATGGACTCGAACCATCGACCTCACCCATTTTCAGGGTGCGCTCTAACCAACTGAGCTACCGGGTCGTAAGGACTCTTCTGACTAGCGACGCTCTTATCGCAGAGCGGGCGTTGGTCGGTGCCTGAAGAGTCTAACTTGAATGTCAAAAGAACTGAAAGTGGAGTCGGCGGGTCCGTTTTTACGGCCCTCCCACACACGGTGGGATTGCGCAGCTCGGTCATTCGAGCGCCGACAAAAGTGAAACCGGGTAGCAAATCCACGCCTCTTTCTGGACGCTTATGCGGATGCTTGCGGGGCTTCTCAACCCCTCCCGGCACTAAAGGTATTGGCGGTCCATTCATCAAGAGGCATACGGTGCGTGCTTTGAGGTGAAGGGGTTTGTTCCAACCCCACCCGCCAGATGTGGAGAGTCGCCTTTAGTCTTTTCGCTCACGTCCAGGCAGTTGTTGCTGTTTGGCTGTGGTTCACTGCCCCGGCGTGTGGCCGAGGACTTACGGTAGATTTATCGGGCGACTCAAAGAACAGCAGGGTAGTTAACCCTGACTCGAACATACAATCAGATGCCCAAGCGTTTGACAAGATAAATCTGCAAATAAACGAAAATAGTTTTTACCCCCCATTTTCATTGGGGTTTTCGGGGTATTCCGAACTACTGTGCGTCCAGGACCTATGAGGCAGGAGGGGCCTCGGAAGGCTGCTCCACAGGCTTTTCCTCTGGGGGAGGGGGCGGTGGAGGAGCCAGGAAGCCAAACGCCAACGCCGGCACGAACTGCATTACCTCGCAGTCCCACAAGTGATTAGCTCGCTTACCAATTCGCTTCCACTCTGGCTTGCCTGCCAGGTTCTTCGTGCGCACCTCCGACTCCATCTGGTCAATGTAGTCCTGGCCGCTGTCCGCAGATGTCGTGTGCTTACCAACCTTACGCATACGAGAGAGCTGGTCCTTCAACGCCAAGTTGGAGAAGTGATGGACTCGAACAGGCCCTGTCCCAACATTCACCATACGCGCGGGAGCGTAGACTTTGCCAACCGGCTTACGACCCTTTGGTGTCTCCACCATCCAAGTAAACTCGTAGCGAGCATCCCCTCGTAGGGCCGTCCACTTATTGATACCACACTGACGGATGACGTCGTCGAACTGGTCACCACAGTCAACATATGTCAAAGCTGGATGAACCTCGTAAGTCTTCCCCATCGAGATTACGTCTTCCCAAGTCTGCACATACCTCCACTTTATTAGGCGGCTATCCCCGCCCTCTGCCCATCCACGGACAAGGCAAAAGAAGCCCTCGCGCTGCACGTCCACGGACATGAACCGAGCTCGTATCTGCTTCTCCCGCTTGTGGTCGGTGTGTATCTTGCGCGAACCAGGGTCGATGCGGGCTTCCTTGTCCCACTCTTCACCCATCTTGTAGTCCCCAATCGTTTGTAGGCTTCCGAAATCATCAGGGGCATCCGACCAAAAGTGCGCCAACTGCTTCTGTTTGAAAATCTGCATCGCTTTTGCGTCCCCATTGACGTCTAGCATAAGCTTCGCCCGGACATACATCTCTGCCATAGAGCCCCAGGAACGGGCCGCCAAGCCACTCCAAGTGTAGCCGTGGTTCGCAGGGTCGGCCGAGGGGGATGTAATGGCGTAGAAGCCCGTAGCGTTGAAGTCATCACGGTTGGAGCGGGTATCCGCAAACTGCTTCTTGCACCCCTCGCACTCATACTTGGTTTCTCGCTTGATGAGGCCGTAGTCAAAGTCCCCGTCTCGTTGCATGGCGTCGGGTATCTTGACTTGGTCCCAATTCCAAGGCTGCCTATGACCGCAGGAAGGACAGGCGAACGACCACACCCTCTGGTCCGTAGTCTTCCAAACGCCCTCCGTATCGTCGCCCACAAAGCTACCCTGCGACATGAAGATGCGCTTACCCAACCAACCGAATGAGGTCACACGCGCGGAAGCTTCCGCAAGATGCCCCGCCGGCCAGAGCCAGGTCTCATCACCCACCAACCATCGAATAGACCGCCGTTGTAGGTTCTTCTCATTGAACGCCCCCAAACACCAAAAGGTCATGTCCTCCGTCTGCACCGTCCCCGACTTCTTCCCTGTTTCGTCCTTCTGAAGCTTGGCGATAACCGGTGGCACGTTCTCCCAAAGCACCCGCAAGCGGGACTGCATCCAGTCCGCAGCGTTAGAGTCCTGGTCGTTCAGGTAGAGCGTAGGCGCCGGCTGCCGCGCAATAATAAAGCACGACAGCATCTCCGCCATCAAGCTCTTGCCCGACTGAATGGGCGCGATGGTCACGACAAGCCTGACCTCCGGGTCCGCACACGCTCGGAGCGGCTCCGCCAACCAAGGCGTCTCCTGCACCCGAAACCCCGAAGGCATCGGCGAGAAAGGTATCTGCCTGATGTTCTCCTCCAACCAAGTAACGATGTCCCCACCCTCATCCGGGCGGAACACCCTCCTGATGCGGGACTCCAACTGGTCGGCTATAGCCTCCTTTTGAGCAGGGGTCATTTCTCGTCCTCCATCTCCCCAAGGGTATCGTCCGTAAAGTCCTCAAGCGAACCACCCTCCTGCGGTGTGTCCTCATCTTCTAGGTCTTTCACCACCCCAAAGAACGCCGCGTTAGCAGGCGCCGCCGGCTTAATCCCAATCTCATCCTCCCCAATCCCAGGCGAACGGTCACGCACATCTGGACTGTATTCCGAAATCTTCCGAAAAAGGTCATCCCGAAAATCTCTAAACGCCTTCAAAGCTTTTGGGGGGTTATCAGGATTTGCCTTGGGGGCCACCGTTAACTCCGCCCGCTCTATTAGGTTTCTTAACTGACCCATCACCTTCGCAAAACGCATAGCCGCCACCTCCGCATCAATCAACTTACCCTCCTCCTGGATACGGATAAACCGCTCCTTCTCCAAACGCAATAGGGTAGCCACCGCCCGGTCATAGTTCGCATACAGCTTCCCCTGCGCAGGGTCACCCGACTGCAACGCCTGCATAAAAACCTGTCTCGTCAATGAGCACAACTCCGTCTGCTCGCTCACGCGCGTATCCATCTCCGAGTTTCCTGTCTCCCCCGTAACCGACTTCAGGATACTATCCAAGTCCCCAAGGTTCAACGGCTGCACCGGCTGACTGATGTGCCCCTTGCTCTGCATCTCAATCTTCCGACGGTCACGCCACGCCCGAGCCTCCTCTATCGAGTCTCCAGGCATACCCTCCTTAACGAGCTGTGATACTCGCCCCTTCGTCAGCCCAAGGGCCGCTGCTATTTCGCTTTGTGATGCCATTTATCTTTATGAGTGTTTTCAGCCAAATCTAAACTTGCCGGGTCAAAGTGCGGTGTCACAAGACCCCGAGTCCCCCCCTTTTTGAATAATAGATTTCTTGACCGGGGGTGGGGGGGTGGGGGGGGTATGGTGGCTGGGAAGTTTATTATGTTTAATGGGTGTTAAGGTCTGTTGGGCTCCTAATCCCATTTGGAGTTGTTGGATTGGTGTGGCTTGCGTGGCTTGGGTTCTGGGACGCTTTGATGGCTTGGCAGAGCGCTTGGTAGCGTTGCGTTGCCAGGCGTCGGCGTAAGCCTTGCAGGCGGCCTCGCTACGCATGTATTGGGACGGTGAGAGGTTGAAGAGTTGTTGGATACGCTTGACCTTCTTTGATACGAATTGGCGTGAGCAGTCACGCTGCTTGGCGAGCTCTGTCTCGGATGGGGGGTCCCCGATGCCGAAGGCTATGAGGATGCAGCGTGCTTGGAAGAGGCAGTCCGGGCTCTCTGACAGTTGCATGGCCATGACTACGCGGCGTATGACCTCTTGCACTTCATCGTCTGTGTATGTGCGCATGGGGGTGAGGTCGGGTGGGTCGATGGCTATCTCCTCCTCGTATGAGAAGGCTATGTGGTCGGCCTTGACCTCGAAGGTGTAGTTACCGTCCCCCTCACGTAGCTCTGGGCCGAGGCCTTGGGCTATGAGGTTGCGTTGGGTATCTGCTGCTTGGTTGGAGAACCAGTGAGCATACGCATCTATGCCTGTCTTGTTGTATGGCATAGTGACCTCTCTGTATTGGCTATCAGGGGGTTGTGCGTCCATTAGACAAGGGGTTGGGATTTGTCATCCCCACAGGGGGAGCACTGGTTCGCATGAGGCATACTTATGAGTGTGTTGGAAAGGACGTATTCCGCTTGACGAGGGCTTCCTAGCCCCACATAGAGAGCAATCGAACTGCTGCCATTTGAGTATTCGATTATCGCATCGCGCTGACGCGCTCGCTCATCACCGGTTTGAGAGTCCGATTTGAGATGCGTGAGATGTTCAAATGCTGCGTCCATTGGGATTAGGAGTCTTTTGCGAGCTCGTTCAGAATGGTTCATTGGAGAGCGTAGTGATGGCAGCGTCCGTCCACTTGACGCCATGCCACACGCCCCTGCGGTGGTCCCAGATGATGACCGGGTTCGAGTTGGATAGACGGATGAGGTGATTGGCCACATCGCCTGCGGTAGCGGTTCCTACGCCCAATTTGTGGGCTATGTAGCGAACCAGGTTGCTGTGCTCTGGGTCGTTGTGGTGCTCCGTTGGCGGCATGTCTATCATCTTGGTCAAGTCCTTCATCGAGAAGTTGGTCAGGACGTTCTCGTCGTTGACCTCCCAAAGGATGCGTCCCTCTGCGTGTCGGAGGTTTACGAACGCTGTGGGCTTGCCGTCCTTGTCGAGGATGCCGGCACGCTTACCCCGCTTGGTGAGAACCAGCTCAAAGAATGGGCGTATCTTATCGGTGCGTCTCAATACGGCGACCTCACGCGCCCAGTTCACGAGCTCACTGGAACCAATACCGCTGTATGCGAGGTCGGAAACCGTCGCTGCCGAGCTCTCTTCCTTCGCTCTGGGCTTTCCCGTGTGGTGTAGGAACACCCAGACCACGTTTGTTTCCATCAGGACTGGCGTAATCCAATTGCGGAGAAACTGAGACGCATACGCTTGGTCGCTAATCGCGCCGCCGGCGAACGCCAGAAGAGGGTCTGCAAAGAAGAAGTCGGCCTTGTTGTGGACGATAAGCTTGCGTGCCTGCTTGACGAACTCTAGCCCGACCTTGACCGTTTCCCGGTAGAACTTCACGTTCGTGCGCAATAGGGTCTTCTCTTTGTCCGTCAGGGACATGCTGCCCACGATGCCCTTGAAGGCCTCGGCCAAATCTCCAGTGTCGTTCTCGGCCTGCATTACGATGCACTTGTATGGGCGCGTGACCTGAATGTTGAAGAAGGGTCGGCCAATGGCCAACATGATTGCCATTTGCATCAGGAAGCTGGACTTGCCTATGCCAGACTGGCCGATGACGCACAATGAACCGCCTTGGCAGAGCCAGCGATTGCCGAGCACTGTGGTCGGGTCGTTGTCCGTGTCATACTCCATCAGCTGGTCGACGGTGAGCTCGTCCGGGACTTCGCTGTTCTCAAGGTATGCGAGCCAGTCATCCCAATTGGATTGGCCGACATTGAGCGCAACGATGCGTTGCTCGTGTTCGCCGCGGAAGACGCCGCCGAGCCTAGACCACCTTGAAGGGTTCTTGGTCATCTCATCTGGCTCGTAGTCGGAGAGGTAATCGAAGACCTGTTGCCGCCGGACCTTCCAGTCCTCGTAGTCCTTGGCGTCCACGCGCACCCATGCGTGCAAGCTCTTGCCGCCAGAGTCAATGATGGCTGATATAGGCAGCTGCGACTGCTTGAAGATGGCGAACTGTTCGTCCTTCGGGCGCGTGTCAAACTCGACCAGGACGTGACGGAAGATAGCAACGCTATCGTCTCGGCCAGCAAAGTCGCCTGGCTTGATGGGATTGATGCGGACCCACGCCCCCTGCGGGCGGTCACGGAACATCGCCCTGTCCGAGGGATTAGGACCAAAGAAGTTGTCCAACCACCACTTGACGGTCTGGAACGTTCCCTTGCTCGCTGGGAAGTAGCGGCCGTCGTCGTCCTCGCCGGCTTCGTTCGTGATGCAGATGACCTCGTCGTCCTTGAAACAGTTTTCGAGTAGCTGAGCCGTCGTGAAGCGCTCTCTGTCTGGCACTTGCGATAGGCTTCCCAAGTCCACCTTGAACTTACCCGACTGCGTGACGTTGGTGATGGGTTGATGCTTGCGCGGTCCCAAGTCGCGCGGGTTGTCGGTGAGCAGCCAGCCGCGAGGCTTGCTATGGGTCTTCGCCATAGCATCCTTCATCTTGTGCCGGAGGTCGCTCTCGCCCCAAGGCGGTGAGCACTTCATGTTGTATGCTTGAAGAAGCATCCAAGCTTCCTGCTCTGATAGGTTAAAGCCGTGGTAGAGAGAGATGGCGAGCGAGTAAGTCTGTCCGTGTCCATCCTGTCCTGCTACCGCCGGCGGGGTTGCAGCCATGTAACGGGCCGCGCGTTCGTAAGGGGTCGTCGTGGTCATTGGCGATGATAACCTTTGACCGCTATTCATCGGTGTCAACCACCATCACGAAAGTTTCTTCAACTTTCCATCTCGAACAGCGAACCATCCTCATCGTCTTTCTTTCGGCTCTTCTTGGCGTGCGTCTCTGCAAGACCCTTGCTCATGCCCTCACGGACGAGGAGCATCGCTTTGGCAAAGGAGGCGGCGACTGGTTCGCCCGGTATGCCTGATGCCTCTGCCATCTGTGCGTGCAGTGCCTGCTGCGCGTGTATCCAGGGATTGATGTGGTGCATCTTCACATCGGACTTGTAAGAGAAGGCCGAGCTGATGGTGGTGTATTTATCCCGCATCCGCATTTGTGCGTGGACGGTGATGAGCTTCTCGCTCGCCTTGACCACGGACTGATAGATGATGGTGACCGCTTGGTCGCCGTTGGTCGCCTCAATGG